CGGTGAGGAAGGCGACGAAGAACGAGGCGCACTCTTCTTCTCAAAGATTTCCCTTTTTTTAAACATTTTTAGTAGGAGGTGCTAATTTTGGCAGGCAGACCGAAAAAATTATTATTAAATTCGAATAAAAATTATACAAAAGAAGAAATAATTGAAAAAGAGCGTCAAGAAGCGGAATTAAATAAATTTTCAAAGATTGACGCAACCCCACCTGATTTTTTAGATGATATTGCTAAAGAAGAATACAAACGTATCATCCCACATATGCAAGAATTGCCTATATCTAAATTAGACACTGGGCAAATTGCACAATACTGTAGCTTTTACAGTGATTTCGTAAAAGCAAGTATCATATTAGAGCAAGAGGACATAATGATTGTGGATGATAAAGGCAATCAGAAAGTAAACCCGGCATTTAACGTAAAGGAGAAAGCCGGTATACGTATGCAACAAACGGCTAACACATTAGGTTTAACAATTGATAGTCGATTGCGTATTATCGTACCTGATGAAAAAGAAGATGATGATCCATTCAAACAATTTGCGAGCGACGACTAATGATTGATTATGCAACACTTTACGCCGAAAAGGTTGTAAGTGGCGACATACTCGTTAGTAAAAAGAATTACGCAGTAGCTAAACGTCACTTAAATGATTTAAAGAATCCCCCTGACGGTTGTTATTGGGACGTTGAGAAAGCAAATAAAGCAATTAAATTTATAGAGATGTTGCCTGACCCTAAAACGAACGAACCCATGCCATTAATGTTATTTCAAAAGTTTATTGTTGGTAGCATTTACGGTTGGCGTCGTGATGGAGGTTTTAGACGATTTACTAAATGCTATGTAAGTATGGCGAGGAAACAAGGTAAATCGCTAGTAGTGTCTGGGATGTCGCTAAATGAATTGTTATTTGGTCAATATCCGAAATACAACCGACAAATATATGTATCATCATCAACTTATAAACAAGCTAAAACAATATTTAAGATGGCAAGTCAACAAATAAGGTTGTTGCGCGAGAAAAGTAATTTAATACGTAAATCGACGGAAGTACGTAAAACAGACCTTGCCCATACAACGTCAGAGAGCGTTTTTGAACCACTTTCTAATAATCCGGAAGCAGTTGATGGTAAAGACCCAACTGTGGCTATACTGGACGAATTGGCAAGCATGCCTGACGATGAAATGTATTCAAGATTTAAAACGGGTATGACGTTGCAAAAGAATCCTCTCACTCTCTTAATTTCGACGGCAGGCGACAACCTAAACAGTCAGATGTATCAAGAGTATAAATACATTACTAAAATATTATCAGGTGAAGTTAAAGCGGATAATTACTTTGTTTACTGTGCCGAAATGGATTCAGAAGATGAAGTAAATGACGAGTCACTGTGGATTAAAGCAATGCCGTTACTGGAATCGGACGAACATAGAGATACGATACTACGTAACATTAAATCAGACATTCAAGACGAATTAGAAAAAGGTACATCATTTCATAAGATTTTGATTAAAAACTTCAACCTTTGGCAGGCGAATAAGGAAGATAGTTTAATCAATATTAATGAGTGGGAATCAATCGAGGTTAAGCGTGAAGATTATAACTTATACGGCAAAGATGTTTACATCGGTGTCGATTTATCACGTCTTGACGACTTAACATCTGTAGGATTTATATTCCCAACAGATGAAGGCGATATATTAATCGATAGTCATTCGTTTATAGGGTTGAGGACAACTTTAGAACAGAAATCTAAACGAGACAAGATTAATTATGAACAGTTAATCAATCTAGGTGAAGCGGAAGTGACCACATCTGAAAGTGGCATGATTGATTATAAGCGTGTTATAGAATACATCTTCGACATTGTGGATGAATATCAATTAAACGTTAAAGCGTTATGTTATGATCCGTGGAATGCACAATCATTTGTAACCACACTGGAGTCTATGATGATTGACTGGCAACTTATTGAAGTTGGTCAAAACTTTAGAAGTCTTTCACAACCGATTAAAACATTTAGAATGTGGGTTGCAGAAAAGACAATTAAACACTTTGGAAATAGCTTACTAACTATAGCTGTTAATAATGCTGTTTTAATTTATGACGGTGAGGACAACGTAAAAATTAATAAAAAGATGAATCGACAAAAGATTGACCCTATTATCTCTGTTATTACTGCCTTCAGTGAAGCAAGCATGCATGAGTTTAGTGAAGATTGGTCATCTATTTATGAAAGTGAAGAATTTGGCTTTTAAAGGTGGTGGGACGATGAAGTTAAATAAAATCTTAATACCGTTTAAATTACTGGTTGTTAACATTGTTAGCATCCTTTTTTTATTAGGTTTAATCGTAATGAATACCGCAACTTACTTAGCATTTGGCGTTGAGTTAGGACTTGCTAACACAGGGGCTTTTCTTGTGATTATTGCGTTAATCATTGATAACGAATCACGGGAGAGGAGGTGATTAAGTGGGTATTTTCTACCGAGATTTACAATACAACGAAGATGATTTGCAAATGATGGTGCAGACATTACCAGGCTTTCAAGGTACTAGTTTAAGGCAGTATACCGATGTGGAGGCTATTAAACACAGTGATATATTCACTGCGGTTATGATGATTGCGTCGGATTTAGCACGTATGCCAATTAGATTAAACGTTAATGGTCAGATTGATTATAGTAATAAGGTTGTTCATTTACTTAACACACGACCCAATTCATTATACAACGGCTACATTTTTAAATTAGTTGTATTTGCCAGTGCTTTATTGACGTCGCATGGTTATGTAGAGATCACACGTGACAAATTAGGTAATCCGGTTAGTTTAACTTTCAGAAAAACTTCTGAAGTTGAATTGAAATCTGACAGAATGGCAAGACCTTACTATTTACATGAACGTACGGATGATAACGGTCAATTTATTAGTCGGAATATTAAATATGAAGATATGTTAGACATTAAATTCTACTCGTTAGACGGCATTCATGGGTTATCTTTACTCGATACATTGAGTAGGACGATTGATTCTGATAACAACGGTAAGGACTTCTTAAACAACTTCTTACGCAATGGTACACATGCAGGCGGAATACTTAAGATGAAAGGCGTCTTAAACGATAAAAAAGCGAGAGACCGTGCGAGAAAGGAATTCCACAAAGCATTTAGTGGTACTAAACAAGCCGGTAAAGTGGTTGTGCTAGATGAATCGATGACATTTGACCAATTAGAAGTCGATACTGAAGTGTTAAAGCTCATTCGTGAGAATAAATCATCCACGCGTGAGATTGCCGGTGTTTTTGGTATACCATTACACAAATTTGGTATTGAAACAACGAATATGAGCATAACAGATGCAAACCTGGACTATCTTTCAACATTAAAACCCTACATTACATGCGTTTGTGCAGAGTTAAATTTTAAATTCAATGACGAATATACGGATAAAATCTGTGAATTTAAATTCGATACTACTGAAATACGTGTGGTCGATGAAAAGACGCAAGCTGAAATCGATAAAATCAATATCGATTCAGGCAAAACGAACATTGATGAAGTGCGAAAACGTGATGGCTTACCACCTATTCCTGGTGGTTATGGCAGTATTCATCGTGTTGATCTTAACCACGTAAATATTGCGCTTGTTGATGAGTATCAGATGAATAAATCACGTGGTACTGACAACAAATTGAAAGGTGGTGAGGAAGATGTCTAAGGAAATGAGAATCGGAAATATTACTGAAGTCCGTTCGAATGACGATAATGAAATGGTTATTGAGGGTTACGCTTTAAAATTTGATACATGGTCAGAAAATTTAGGTGGATTCAAAGAAACAATTTCACGTAGTGCTTTAGAGAACACTGATTTGTCTGATGTGCGTTGTTTAGTAGACCATGTGCCATCGCAAATTATCGGCAGAACGAAATCGGGTACATTGGAGCTTGAAACTGATGATGTTGGTTTGAAATACCGTTGTAAATTACCGAATACAACGTTTGCACGTGACTTATATGAGAATATGCGTGTAGGTAACATCAATCAATGTTCGTTCGGGTTTATGCTAGACGAACAAGGCGATGAAATGCGTTTTGACGAAAAAGAAAACATCTATAAACGTACTTTGAAAGCCATTCGTGAGCTTACAGACGTATCAGTGGTTACTTATCCGGCATACAAGGATACTGATGTTAAACCGGCATTGCGCAGCATCGAGAATATTAAAAACGAAGAACGCAAAAAAGCGTTAGAGTTAAAGCTCAAAAAACATTCTATTACAAATAAGCTTGGTGAAGTTGGACACCATTAACAAATACAACCATTGGACGTGCTTAAAAAGCGACGTCTATTTTTTATGCAAAAATTTAGGAGGAATTCAAATGAATAAAAAAGATATTTTACGTTCCGAAATTTCGGATTTAAAACGTAGTGTTGATTTAAAAATTAAACACGCTACACGTGCATTGGACAACGACGAGTTAGAAAAAGCAGAGACTTTAGAAAAGGAAATTGCTGATCTACGCACACAAATTAAAGAAAAAGAAGATGAATTAAAGAAATTACAAGAGAAAGACAACGCTGAAGAAACGGACGCACAACCAGTTGCAGTTGAACCTACACGTGCATACCGTCAAGCACCAAACTTAAATGAATTAGGCGTTTCTATTCAGAACACTAAAGTGACGTCACAAGAAGTACGTGACTTCACTAATTATTTAGAAACACGTGAAGACATTAAAGGTGGTTCTTTAAAAACTGATTCAGGATTTGTATTAATCCCTGAAGAAATTGTAACTGACATTCTTAAATTAAAAGAAGTTGAGTTTAACCTTGATAAATACGTCACTGTAAAACGTGTTACTAATGGTTCAGGTAAATACCCAGTTGTACGTCAATCAGAAGTTGCAGCATTACCAGTTGTGGAAGAATTAGCAGAGAACCCTGAATTAGCGGTCAAACCTTTCTTCGAATTAGCTTATGATATTCAAACACGTCGTGGTTACTTCCGTATTTCTCGTGAAGCAATTGAAGATGCAAAAGTTAACGTATTACAAGAATTAAAGTTATGGATGGCACGTACGATTGCAGCTACACGTAACAAAGCTATTTTAGATGTTATCACTAACGGTTCTACTGGATCTAAAACAACTGGATTTGAAAAAGAAGGCGCTAAATTAGAAGTTAAGAAAGCTAAATCTTTAGACGACCTTAAAGATGCAGTTAATTTAAATGTAAAACCAAATTACGAGCATAACGTTGCGATTGTATCTCAATCATTATTTGCAATGCTTGATAAATTAAAAGATAAGCAAGGTAACTATTTAATCCAACCGGATGTTAAAGAACCTACACAAAAACGTTTATTAGGTGCAAAAGTTGAAATCTTGCCTGATGAGTTATTAGGTACAGAAGGTCAAATGAAGATGATTATTGGTAACTTAAAAGATGCTATTGTGTTGTTTGACCGTTCACAATATCAGGCAGCATGGACTGACTACATGCACTTCGGTGAATGCTTAATGGTTGCAGTACGTCAAGATTGCCGAATCTTAGATTACAAAGCAGCAATTGTAGTAGATTTCGACAAATCAGAATTAGAAAAGAATCTTGAAGGTATTGCAGACGGTATTCAAGAAGTTTAATAAGGAGTGATTTATAGTGGCTAAATACAAAGTATTAACACAGTATAAAGATAAATCACTCGGTAAAGTACTTAATGTAAATGATGTGGTTGAAATGTCTGTAAGACGTGCAAATGAAGTCAATAAAAAAGGTAAACCACAAAACGGTATGTTACAACGTATTGATGTTAAGTAGGTGATAGCAGTGAGTGATTTACAGCTATTAAAAAAGCATTGCAAGATAGACCATAGTTCAGAAGACGATTTACTGGAGATGTACTACGAATGGGCAAAAGAAGATATAGCGAGTGCGGTTACTGATGACACGGCTTGGTTAGAGGAGCAAAGATTATTTAAAACTGCAGTATATCCGCTCACTGCTTATTACTTTGAGAATCGTTTAGCATTTAACGAAAGGAATTTGAGTTATGCACCTCACATGGTATTAAGTGTTGTGCATAAGTTGCGTGATGCGTATGAAATTCAATTCGAATAGGTTAAACGAACGTGTCACTTTTTGCCACGATACCAGTAAATCAATCAATGGGCTTCCACAAAAGCCGATTACAGAGGAGTTATATAGTTGCTATGCATGCATTCAGGATGCTAAAGAATCAGATATGCAAACAAGTCTAACCACAAGTTCACAATTCATTAAAACGATAATCATACGTGATCCAAGAGGAGACTATAAACCTAACAATAAGCATTATGTAATACATGAAGATGATAAATACCAAATTAAATACGTCAAAAAAGACTATGAAGATAAGTCTTATGTGCGTGTTTATTGCGAGGTGGTTTTCTAATGGGTGCAAAGATTGAAAAAAACGATATAGAACAAGGTTTGGTTAGAAAGCAATTAGAGTTTAAGGCGTCGCAGAATCGTGTATTAAAAGCCGGTGCAATGGCACTTACACCTTTGCTTAAACGTAACACGCCAGTCAGTGAAAACAAGCGACATGCAAAGGATAATATCGCCGTGTCGAACATTCGAACTGACCGTGATTCGAACGAAAAGTATGTGATTATTGGATATACAAAAGGCTATTCACACCGTATACATGCAACTGAATTTGGCACAATGTATCAACGTCCTCAATTGTGGATGACTAAAACAGAGAAAGACGGTAGTAAACTGGTATATAAAGCTATGCTTACTGCTATGAAAAGGGTGATGAAATGAATGTAACAGATGTGATTTACAAGAAGCTAATCGCCGATAAACGTATCACAGTTGAGGATAACGTATTTAAATATGTGGTTCCTGAAAATTTTCATGAATCGACGAATCAACCTATCGTAAGGATTACCCCGTTACCGTATAATCCTGATGAATATGCGGATAACGAGGAATTCACAAGAGAATTTGACTTCCAAATCGATATTTGGTGGTCATCAGACGAAACACATGCGCAAGCAGAAGCGATCGTTGAGAATCTAAAACAATTAAATTTTAAATCATATTACAGAGAACCGATGTACGAAGTTGAGACTCTAACTTTTAGAGAAATTATTCGTGCGTCAGGTTCTCTATTATTTTAGGAGGATTTTAAATGGAAAAATTAAAGTTAAACTTGCAACACTTTGCAGAAACTAAAGGAGTTTCAGGCATTGCTATCGGTGTTACTAATTTCTACTGGGCGCCGATTAAAACAGATGACGGAGAAAAATTTGAAGTAGAAAGTGGGCACCGTACACGATTCTTAAAAGAAATCGAAGTTGACCGTCCACAAGAAGTTGAAGAAGAATACGGCGATAATATGGTCGCTGCGACTGCAGTCTCTAACGGTAAGTTATCAGTTAAAACAACATTTGTATCAATTCCTGCAGAACAAAAGGCATTCTTAGCAGGTGCCAAAAAAGGTAAAAACGGCTTTAAATATGGTGCCAATGACATTCCACCAGATGTAGCTGTTGTATTTGAACGTACAAACCACGATGGTTCATCTGAATGGGTAGGTTTATTCAAAGGTAAATTCACGCGTCCAAACTTATCAGGACAAACGAAACAAGATAAAGTTGAATTCCAAAACGATGAAGTAGAAGGTTCTTTCGTAGATCGTTTGTATGATGAATCATCTCATGTAACTGGTTTCGATAAAAAAGGCGCTAACACGGGTCGTGATTACGTATTTACTGAAACTTTCGGTAAAACTTTTGACGAGTTTATCGAAGACCTCGACGGAGATTTTGAAATGGAAGAGGATGAAAAAGCGATGCCGGGAAAGACGAGTAAGAAAGAGGTAACAAGTGTGTCTCTTTCTAAACCGTCAACAACAATTAAACAAGGTGAAACTGAACAGTTATCAGCTACAACTGAACCTGAAGGACAACCTGTAACGTATAAAGTTACTGAAGGCGAAGAATATATTAGCGTGAGTCCTGAAGGTTTAGTGAATGCAAATCAAGTCGGTAGAGGTGTTGTAACCGCTACTTCCGGCGACCAATCAGACACAATTAATGTAGAAGTAACAAGTAATTTCGAAATGTAATTTAAGAGGGGCGAGTAACCCCTCTTTTATTTTTGCGCAAAAATAAAAAATGAAAGTAGGAATTTAAAAATGGCAAGAACTTCAATCGAACTAATTACAGGTTATACAAAGGCGGGTAAGCCACAGACCAAAAAGTATTTGGCTAAACCAAGTTTGTCACTATTTGACACTATTCAAGGTTCAAAATTATCAACACGATTAACAAAAGCGTTCAGACAACCAGACTTTGACGAGTTATCACAAGAACAGTATGAGAAATTAAGTGAAACTGAACAAAAAGAGTACCAAGCTAAGATTGAAGAATACCAAGAACAAGTCGCTCAGCAATTTGATGTACTAGATGAGGTAACGACATTTGTTGCTGAGGGATTCGATAATCAGTTTACATCTGAAGAATTACAAAAAGGTATTCCAGCGGGTCCAGAAGGACTGAACACTTTAGTAACAGTGCTAGAAAAGCTCATCGCAGGAGATGTGGATGGCACAAAAAAGTTCGTGACCGAGCAGAAGAAATAAATCCTGAGGACTTAACACCTGAAGGTAGATACAACAACTATATGAAAGTTGCGAAGCAGTTAATTGATGAAGGCATGGATCCTGAAAAAGTGGCGCACATGCCAATTCATTTCTTTTTAGAGATTGTGAATTCAAGAGTCAAACACAAAAAGAAAGCAACTAGCTTTGCGCAAGTGTTCGGCTAAATTTTTGAGGAAAGGAGGAAACTAAATGGCAAATCCTATTGGTAATATGGTCATAAAAGTTGATTTAGACGGTTCGGGCTTTAATCGTGGTATTACTGGATTAAATCGTCAAATGCGCATGGTATCTCGAGAGATGAGTGCTAACCTTTCTAAATTTGGGCGTTATGATCAATCACTTGAAAAGTCTAAAGTGAAAGTTGACGGATTAACGAAACGCCAACAAATTCAAGCTCAAAAAGTCAGAGAATTGAAAAATAATTATGACCAATTATCGAGAGAAACGGGAGAAAACAGTGCTAAAACACAAGCGGCAGCTGCTAAATACAACCAAGCTTACGCAGAGTTAAATAAATATGAACAAGAGTTGAATCAAGCAACGGCTGAAATGAAAGCTTTGGAGCGTCAACAACAAGTTTTAAACACGACTATGGGTAAGATTGGTAATAAATTTAGTGAGTTGGGACCGCGCTTGCAAGAAATTGGCAGTAAAATGCAGTCTGTTGGTCGTAACATGAGTATGTATGTAAGCGCGCCGATAGTTGCAGGGTTTGGTGCGGCAGTTAAAAAGAGTATAGACTTCGACGATTCTATGCGTAAAGTTAAAGCAACTTCAGGTGCTACGGGTAGTGAATTCCAACAATTACGTGATAAAGCACTTGAGATGGGTGCTAAAACCAAATTTAGTGCCAGTGAATCTGCCGATGCATTAAACTACATGGCGCTTGCCGGTTGGGATACTAAAGACATGCTAGGCGGTATTGATGGCGTCATGCAACTTGCTGCTGCATCAGGCGAAGATTTAGGACAAGTAAGTGATATTGTAACGGATAGTTTAACTGCTTTTGGAATGAAAGCGAAAGATAGCGGACACTTTGCTGATGTACTAGCACAGACGAGCTCTAAAGCTAATACTGATGTACGTGGCTTAGGTGAAGCATTTAAATATGTCGCACCAGTTGCCGGGGCGTTAGGATACACTGTGGAAGATACATCTATAGCAATTGGTTTGATGTCTAATGCGGGTATAAAAGGAGAAAAAGCAGGAACTGCACTACGTACAATGTTTACTAACTTATCAAAACCGACAGGTGACATGAAAAAGAAAATGGATGAGTTGGGTATATCTATTACTGATAGCAATGGAAACATGTTGCCTATGCGGGATGTTATGGATCAGTTACGTGGTAAATTTAAAGGTTTGTCAAAAGAACAACAAGCAAGTGCTGCTGCTACAATATTTGGTAAAGAGGCTATGAGTGGTGCATTAGCAATAATTAATGCATCTGATGAAGATTATCAAAAGTTAACTAAATCTATTGATGGTTCCAAAGGCGCAGCCAAGCGAATGTCAGATGAAATGGAAGGTGGAATCGGTGGTTCAATTCGCCAGATGAAATCTGCCATTGAATCCCTAGCAATTAGTATTGGCGATGTTATGGCCCCATACATTAAAAAGTTAGCAGAATGGCTCTCTCATGCTGCAAATAAATTAAATGAAATGCCTAAAGGTACTCAAAAGATTGTTGTTGGTCTAGGTTTACTAGCAGCTGCAATAGGTCCATTACTTGTAACATTAGGCGTAATGGTATCTACAATAGGGAGTGCAATGACTGTTATAGGGCCTTTGATGACGAGTATTAAAACGTTAAGCTTTATTACTAAAGGTTGGGCATTGGCTACTGGTTTTTTAAACACTATTTTAGGTGTAGCGAGAGGGCAAATCGCATTACAAACAGTCTTAACTGGTAAATATTCTTTAGTGACTAAAACTGCTGCACTTGTAACACGTGGTTTAGGTTTAGCAATACGATTTATGACTGGTCCAATAGGACTCGTAATCACTGCAGTAGGATTATTGGTTGCTGCAATCATTCATTTATGGAGGAACAATGAGACATTCCGTAATAATGTTATAAAATTATGGAATGGAATCAAGAATGCGTTATCAGTGATTTGGAATAGCATTAAATCATTTGGTATTGCCGTATGGAATGGCTTGAAAAATGGTGTAATGTTTATCATTCAGAATTGGTGGGTGTTAATGAAAGCCTACTTCAATATGTGGAAGGTTGTAATTACTACCATTTTTAATGCCATAAAAAATACGGTAATAGGCGTTTGGAAAGTTATTAAATCCAGTGTGTTATTTATTGTGAATGCTTTAAAAACTGGCGTGACAGCTATATTTAACTCTTTATTATTAGTACTTCGAAAAATCTTGTCTTTATATAAACAAGCGTTTTTAAAGGTTTGGAATGCTATCAAGTTTGTGGTGTCCACAATTGCTAAATCCATAGCGAATACAGTTAGGAATAACTGGAATAATATTAAAAATTTCACAATATTCATATTTAAATCTGTCAAATCGTTCATAACAAATATTTGGAGTTCTATTAAATCTACTATATATAGATTTGCAAATAGTGCGTATCAATTAGTGAAAAAGATTTGGAATTCTCTCAGTCGTTCTACACGCAATATCTTTTCAAATTTAAGAGCGTGGATTACTAATACTTGGTCGAAAATTAAAAATAGTGTCACTCGTTTTGCTCGTCTGTTATGGGACGGTGTGCGCAATACATGGAATAATTTAAGTACTGGCACACGTAATATTTTTAATAGAGTTAAAACTACTATTATAAATATATGGAATTCAATTAAACGTTCAGTCACGGGAATCGCTAGTGCACTGTGGCGTTCAGTCCGTAATACGTTTAACAACATGAAAAACGGGCTTGCGAATATTATTGGTAAAATTAAAGGTCATATTGGCGGAATGGTTAGCGCCATTAAGAAAGGTTTAAATGGATTAATTGACGGTTTAAATTGGGTAGGTTCTAAATTAAGCTTACCTAAAATACCTAAATTATCTACAGGGACGCAACGCATAAACAGACATATACGCACTACATCTGATGGTCGATTAAAACACGGCACTATGGCAGTTGTGGGAGATAAAGGTCCTGGTAACGGCAGAGGTATTGATGGTCGTCGTGAACTAATTCAATACCCTAACGGACGTACTGCTTTAACCCCTGCAAAAGATACGACTACATTCTTGCCTAAAGGGTCACGTGTGATTAGTGGCGGAATGCGACAAAGCCTAGAAGAAGCAGAAGGTGCAGGTATGTATCCACGATTTAGTGTTGGTACGTGGTTTGGCAATGCTAAAGATTGGATTGGCGATAAAATGCAAGGTGTCGGACGTGCCCTAGGCAATAGTGCTAAATGGCTTTCAGATAAGGTTGGGGACGTTATGGATTATATGGATAATCCAGGTAAACTGTTCAACAAAGTAATGTCGCTTATGGGCGTAAACTTTTCTTCATTAACAAAAGGTATGGGTATCGTTGGAGAAATTACTCGCGCTGCTTTTAAGAAGATAAAAAAAGGTGCGATTGATTGGATAACTAATGGTTTTGAAGCACAAGCAGGAGACGGTTCTGTTTTTGACGGATTTAAAATACTACAACGTTATTCTGCGCCTCCATATCCACCAAATCCTAATTACCCATTTAACGGAGGTGTGCATCACGGTATCGACTACGACACCCCAGTTGGCACACCTATTCGTACGCCTATGGGTGGACGTGTTAGAAGTTGGTACGATAATTATGGTGGTGGTAAAGCCATAACAGTACAACAAGGTAAGACATTCTTATGGTTTATGCATTTAAGTCAACAATTACGTAAAACTGGTGAACAAATTAAGGCCGGACAACTTATTGGTAAATCAGGTAATACAGGTTCTATGACAAATTACCGTCATTTACACTTCCAAGTAAACCAAGGTGGAGAAGCAAACCGTTATTCTGTAGAACCTCAAAGATGGTTACGTAAAAATGACAAAACAGGTGGAGGTAAAGGTTATCCATCAGGTAGTGGTGCAGCATACGCGAGTCGAGTAATTAGACAAGCACAAAATATATTGGGTGGTCGTTACAAATCTAGCTACATTCATGATGCGATGATGAGACTTGCAAAGCGTGAATCTAATTACCAACCAAATGCGGTTAACAATTGGGATATTAATGCACAACGTGGCACACCTTCAAAAGGTTTATTCCAAATGATTCAACCGACGTTTATGGCTAATGCTAAATCGGGTTATACAAACTTTAATAATCCGTTACATCAAGGTATATCTGCTTTGCGATATATTGTTAGAACATATGGGTGGGGTGGCTTTAATCGAGCTGCAGCTTATGCATATAAAACTGGTGGTCTCGTCCACAATGGTTTATATCACTTAGGAGAAGATGGTTATCCTGAATGGGTAATTCCTACAGACCCTAGCCGTGCAGATGACGCAGCTAAATTACTTGCATTGGCTAGTAATGATATTAGTAAGAATAAACGACCTAAACACTTTAGTAATAATAGTGTAGGTAGCAACGGCGATAGTAATTTAGAGAAAAAGTTAGACACTATGATTGGTTTATTAATTAAACTAGTTGGATCTAACGAAGAAATCGCAAATAAAGATTACAACCCTATTGTCGACATCTTAGGCATGGGAGAATTTGTAAACAGAACTGTTGATAAGCGTGAACGTGACACATCACGTAAACAAAGATTTAACGTAGGAGGTGTGTTTGCTTAATGAACGATACAATAATAGTTAATGATAAAACACTTCCGTGGCTTTTTGTTCAAAGAGGGTTTAAAATACCCTCTTTTAATTTTGCCGTTAAAACGGAAAAAGTAGAAGGTAGGCCGGGTAGCATTTATCAAGGCAGAAGTTTAGATGAACTTCAGTTCGAGTTACCACTAGTTATTAGTAATGACCACTTAGCGCATAGTGGAATTAAATCACATGATGACATATTGAATGAGTTAGTTAAATTCTTTAACTACGATAAATCAGTTAAACTTCAATTTAAATCTAAAGAATGGTACTGGAACGCATATTTTGAAGGGCCGATAGAATTATTAAGTAAAACTGAAAACAATATCAATGTGGTTAATTTAAAAGTCGTTTTAACAGACCCTTACAAGTATTCGGCTAAAGGTAGTAAAAATACTGCAATTAGTGATGCAGTAAGTGTGGTTAATACAGGTACGGCAGACACACCAATATTAGTTGAAGCAAGGGCGTTAAAAAATTCCAATTATTTTATGATCACTAAAAAAGATGAAGATTACTTTATGATTGGTGATGATGATGTTGACAAAAAGGTTAAAGATTATGCTCCTTTAATCTTAGGTGATGAGTTACGTACATTGAGTGGTTGGAATAAGCAATCTTCTAATAATATTAATGATAACTACACTGGGGGTACTGTTGGGGGTACTTTTAGTCAATCCTCAAGTAAAGAAAGTGTTTATTTAAACACTGACAGTATTAACGGCGTGGGTTGGCAAGGTGCAATGTATAAACGTAGCTTTAGTAAGCAAATCAACAATTTCAGTGCTACATTTAAAATTGCAGTGAATCAAAAACGTAAGGGCGCAAATCGAACAACACAATATTTGTATGATACAGATGGTCGTGTGATTGCATCGATTGGATATACTAATCCTAATGCCAATCAAGCAATAGGACGCATAATTATTTGCTTATACAATCAGAGTGGCGAACCTAAAAAGATTTACGACTATAAAAATAACCCTACGATTTATGGTATGGATGAATTTGTTGTATATATGCGCTTAACACGTATTGGCAAGGAATTCATGATTAAGACTTGGAAGTATAGAGAAATACCTTATCCGTTACGTAAGATTGCGTTTGATACACATGAAGTTACATTTACTGATAAAGGCGACTTTTATAATCGACCAATAAGTGCAGTTTCTATTTATTCTGCCAAAAATGGAACGAATAACTTTATGCCAGTGTATTTATTAGGCAGTTATATTCGTGAGTTATTAGAAAAACCGCCTGGAGAAAACGATATGATCATAAAAAGTGGCGATGATATTCTGGTAGATATGACGAATAATGTGGTGATGGTAAATGACGAGCCGTTCACTCACGAAAAAACATTTGGAAGCGATTATTTCAATGTAGAAACCGGGCACACAGAATTGGTAATTCAACCGCCTAATACCTTTGATACGACAATAAAATGGCAAGATAGGTGGTATTAATATGCTACATGTACTTGATTTTGAAGGTAATATTATAGATTTCATTAGTAAAAATGATAAATCACTTATTGATGTTAAACATGAGCGCAACATTAAAGATTATACTGAAATACTAGACATTACGATTTTAGCAAGCAGGGCGGTAAAGTTTAAAGAACGTAACAGAGTGATTTTCTTAGATAGTCGAAATGAACCGCGTGAATTTATTATCAATCGTATAGAACAAGATAGTACAAGTAAATATTCATTAATCGAATGTAATGCATCATATTTAGAAGATATTGCAACAGCCGTACCATATCCTCCTCAAAAGTTTGAAAAGTTTACGACCACACAAGCACTTAGCGATGTGTTAAAAGATACGGGTTGGAAAGTAAGTGACGATACTGAATATAACGGCACACGTACAACGTCATGGACAAGCTATCAATCAAGATTTGATGTGCTTAAACAACTGACTACCACATACAAAATGGTTATAGATTTCCACATTGATTTGGATAGTCGTAAAGTCAAATCACGTTACGTAAGTCTGAAAGAACCAAAACCTTTATTTAAAGGGAAAGAAATTGTGCGTGGCAAAGATTTATTGGGATTAAAGCGTACAGTAGATGTATCTGAAGTACGTACTGCACTGATTTGTTTGGGCCCTGAAAAAGAAAATGGCGAACGTATTAAGTTAATTGTGCAAGACGATGAAGCACAAAAACAATTTGGATTACCCACACGTTATATTTGGGATATATACGAACCTGAAACTGAAGATGAGAACATGACCGAACAACGCTTACGCACTTTAGGTAATACTCAACTTAACAAAGTAAAAAACGCTGCAGTAAGTTATGAAGTGACGTCTTTAGATATTAAAAAAGCGTATCCACATGAAATCATCCGTTTAGGCGACATCGTGCGTGTGAAAGACAGAGACTTTACCCCTGCATTATATGTAGAAGGTGAAGTTATATCTGAAACGTATTATGCGCTAGATAACAAGAGTGAATATACATTCGGAAATTATATTGAATATAAAGAGTCTGATCTACGTGCAGAATTTGCTAAAAAACTTGATGCAATTCGACAAAAGTTAAATGATGGATTAACCAATGTTAATACTATCGTTGCTGATGTAGTTGAGGGTAAGCTTGAATATTTTGAACGCAAGATATTAAAGGGGAGTGAACCGCCTGAAAACCCAGTTAACGATATGTTGTGGCTAGACACAAGCAATCCTGATGTTGCAGTATTAAGACGTTATTGGGAGGGGCAATGGATTAATGCGACGGCAGAGAAAGCTGAAGATATAGGTGCGATAACACGCGAAAAAGCACTGTATAGCGAATTAACTAATACCTTTGTTAACCTCTCCATTCAACACTGTAAATTATTGAATGAAATGCATGACGTTATGAATAGTGAGTATTTAGTGGACTTTGATTTGAAAGATGAGTTAAATACCAAACTTGATGCGACAGTCTCTATTTTTAATAACATCAAAAGTAATCTTGAAAGCATGACTGATGAAACTGCTACTATAGGTAAGTTAATCGATACGCAAACGTTATTTTTAAATTATCGAACGGCAATGCAGAATCTATACAATGTGATTGAACGTGCGAAAGTAGCGATTGATGAACGATTTAAATTGTTACAGTCACAGTATACTGAAGAAAAATTTAGAGACGCATTGCAAGAAATTGCAGATAAATTCGGCCTACAAGTAAATAGTGAGAATCAACTTGTAGGTGAACCAAATGTAGTTGAAAAAGCCGTTATTGCAGCACGTGAAGATACTAAAGAACAGCTAAGGGATTATGTTAAATCAGTCGATTATCAAACCAATCAACAAGGTTTAATTGAGCGGATGAATTCGGCAGACACAGAACGTAAGACACTAGCTAGTCAAATTAGCGATAAAGTAACTAAATCAGAATATCAAAGTGGACTGGATAATATTAAAATTGGTGGCGTAAACTTATTTCAATCATATGACAGTGCAACACATGGTAATAGTGTGCATCCATCTATTACGTCCACGCAATCATTTAGAGGCAAGTATTGGGCGACAACGTTATACAGTGCAGATTATCTAAAAAAAGTGTTAGTACCCGGTGAAGAATACACGTATTCTTATGAGTTAGAAATTGTCGGTTTATCAGAAAAAGAAGTAGCGATGTCTAAAAATCATGGGATTATTTTTTACAGCGCTTCTAATTCAAAAGAAAGCATTACAAGTAGTTATAAACAAATTGAAAGAATAATAGGTAATAAATTTAAAGTTACTCAAACGTTTGTTGCACCTGAAATCACTGATCATAAATTTTTGGCATACTCAGGCTTTTACTCAGACGATGGGACAGTTAAATATCCTGTAAGTTCAAACTTAGTAGATTTCCGAAACTTAAAACTAGAAAAAGGTAATAAGGCTACAGACTATACGGAATCACCGTCTGATGTGACACGTAGTACTGACAAAAAGTTGTCCGTTGCAAAAACTGAAATCTTACAAGACGGCGAACAAATATCGCAACGTGTATCACGTGAGGTGTTTAACGCAAGTAGTCAAACCTTAAATCGTGTTGTATCAGAATTTGTAAATAATACATCTGACGGTATGACATTTAGATATGATGAAAACGGTAATATTCAATCACATTCGATAGGACCACAAGGCGTCAAAATTAAAGGCGATAAAGTCGATATAAAATTGAACAAAGAATTTAATCTGCTTGTGGGTGATGTTAGTAAAAAAGCTGATGAAACAAATATTATCAATAAAATTAATTTGTCTCGAGAAGGGTTAGACATCAATGTAAATAATATCGGCTTACGCGGTGGTGATTCTGTCAATTACCTTGAAATTAAAAATAATAGCGTATTGTCACGTGGTAGATTCACGCGTACATGGGCTAACAATACTGATACTGCTAATTTAACGTTAGGTATCAGAAATGGTTATCTATTAGTATCTAACGAAGACAACGGCTACAACCTTTATATGACTGAAAAAGGTTTATCCACAATGATGAATGCTGCAAGTGGTGAAACTGCAGGTACTCTAGAATTCCATTATCAAGGTTATAACGAGAATTCACGCGGTGTGCGCCTACATTCCACATATGGAGCGGTTGCTTTAGAATCAGATCAGTCGCGTATATACACTGTAGCAAACTTAACTAACAACATTGAATCAAGACAATACGGTGTATACATCAGACCATTTAAAGACACACGTGCCGGTTTGAATGAGTTTTATTTCTATGTTAAAGATAACGACAGTTCTAGCGATACTGACGGGGCTATATTATACGGAAATATTTCAGACCCTCAAGGACAACATGGAGCGGGTATTCGCTTTAGTAAGTCTCGTACTGAAAATATAGTATATGCCACTAATGAAAAAGGTGATATTGGTTCAGGTGACTTTTATGCTAGTAATTTATACGGAACTTTAAGAGCTAAGTCTACTAATCAATATGCCTTGGTTGCTTATGATGGAGAATTTAGAGTCACAGACAAAAATGGTGCGTCGGGAAGCAGTATAAACTATAGACCAGTTCGTACAAATGAGCTTAAAACTACTCACAGTTATGCATTCTCTAATCATAGCGGTGCTGATGTGTATTTTGGCGTTGGTATGAATGAAATGAGAATTACTGATAATAACTTTTATAACGGTGGTAGAACAAGTTATAAACCGGTTAGAGCATTAGACTTTATTAAATCGTCAAGAGCAGAATATAAAGAAGAAATCAAACTTTGGGACTATGATGCATTATCGGT